GTTACAATTCTTGCTCCAGATATTGTTCCTGTTAATTCTATAACTCTTTGTTGAGCTGTACCAGTTAAAGCACCGTCTGCTATTGTTAAAGCTGTCGGTGTTCCTGAATCAGTTACGGCTTGAGAAAGATATCCACCTGTTAATTGTTCAATTAAACTTAAGTTAGCGTTTGTTTTTGTTCCCCAAGTACCAGCGTTTTCGCCGGTTGCCATTAATTCTAGACCGAGATCCGTATAAGTTGATGCCATAATTTTGTTCTCCTATTAAGCTGCGTGGTTAACGTCTGTATACGATGTATTACCTGTTATGTCAACATCTTGATACCCAATCGTTCCTAAACCTACAGTATTTATATTAGCAGTAATCGATTGTCCTGTCAATCCTACAGTAATGTTTGCTATAGTTATTGCTCCTACTTCTGCAGTTGAAGTTACGCCACTTATACCCACCCTCATGGCATCTGTAGTAGTTGCTCCTACTGCACCTTTTAAAACTACTCCTGTTAAATCAATTAATTCTTCTGAGCCTATGTTTAAAGATCCAACTTGTGCTGTCGCTGTTACACCAGATGGTGATGCAATTGTATTTGGTAAACCTGTTGCTGACCCTACTGCAGCAGCTGCTGTAAGACTTGATAAACCTTGTTGGTGATCTGCACCATTATTTATACTTAAAGTTCCTAAACCAGCTCCCATTGTTACAGAACCGATTGTAAATATCATATCTAATCTACTAATTGTTAACGACCCTACTTCAGCAGATGCAGTTTGACCAGTTGGTACAATTATACTTTCTGGATTAAATGTAAATTCTCCACCCCATTGTCCATCACCAAATGAGTTTAGTCCCCAACCTTCTGGTCCAAGAGATGCAGACATTGATAAACCTTCAATAGCTACTGATGTAACGTTTTGTCCCCAGTTACCTACACCCCATTCATCCGCTCCCCAACCTTCTTCAGATTGTGCATAAGGTAAGGTACCTAGCTCCGAAGTTATACTAAAACCAGTGAGTGAAACTACAGGACTAAAACTTTGACCCCAAGGTTCTTGGCCCCATTCATCTCTACCCCAACCTTGTTCAGATGAAGAAATTAATGTACCAAGTTCTGCACTAAAAGATAAACCTGTTAAAGTTACCGAGTTACTATCTTGATTACCAAATTCAAGTTCTCCCCAAGCTAACATTCCCCAAGAATCAGCCTTTACAGTGTTTGCTTGTCCACCCATTCCTGAGTGATTTGTACAATAATAATAAAGAGTTGGTGCGCTAGCTGCAACTACGATTTGTGTGTATGCTCCTGCTTGACCAGGAGTACCATAAGTAGTTACACCTGTAGTGTATTCATCTCCTCCAGAATGGGAGCCATCGCTTGTTGTAGAAAATCTAAACGGGTGACTAGAATTAGAACTATCTGATTGATCAAACTTATAAGTTGCAGTTTCAGCTAAATTTAATGTGTCTTGTTGTACACCATCAATAAAATACTTATTGCCGGAACCGGTGCTTACTACCGTTACTGTGAAAGTTCTGGTTACGGACATAAGGAGTTCCTCCCTATGCTGTTAATCTCAGAATAGCAGACGATGCGTCGTTAGTTGGAAATTGAATTGTAAAAGTTCCTGAAGAAACAGTTTTGTCTCCACCGAAAGCTACAGCACATACAGCATTTGTAGTTCCTGATCCACCGTTAGCTTGTGTGTTGTAAATTAAACAACCGTTAGCTGTAAAAGATGCTGATGTCCAAGACGTGTCAGAAAAATCTGTGAACGCAGTTGTAGAAGTTAAACCTACGCCAGTGTTTGTAAGAGTGTTTCCTGCAGTCGTGTATCCATTACCATTTGCTACTTCAGTGTTTGATCCGCCACCTGGGTTAGTTGAATAAATTGTAGTTGTTGCGTTTAAAGTTGCGCCACTTGTATACAAAGCAATTTTAAAAGTATCACCACCATCACCTGATGAATCAAAATCGTGATAACCTTGTAGTAATTCTTTTTTAAAACTTGAACAAACTGCTGATGATATTGCCATAATATTTATCTCCTAATTTTTTTATGGTGAAGGTGACTTAACTTCTATTCTAACTGTACCGTCAGTGTAATCGTCTCGTCTTCTTCTCCCAATTTGCATTCCTGCAAACTGTTGTATGCCTGTTTTATATTTATTTTCGTATAATGTCAACATATCCATTGGACCTTTTAAAAATGCAAATGCTTCTACCAAACAAGCATATAATAAGATTTGTGGCATGTAGTTACTAAGATAAGTTGTTGTGTTTGATCCAGATAATGCTACTGGCATTTTGTTATAATATACTCTGTATTTATAATTTGCGTCTGGTGTAGGAGCAAAATACATTCCTCCAGATGTCGTATCTGTAAGACCTGTAGCACCACCAAACATGGCATAATACTTAGGAAATCCTGTAACATCTTGTGCTGTTAAATCACCTTCTGGTCCTGTTAATCTTCCCACATATTCTGTTAAATATGTTTGATCTTTTTTCTCTAACCAAGTTCCTGCTTCAGAAGTATTAGAAGTATTAAACACTTCCACACCTCTTATAAACAAAGCTCCTGCTGGTGAATTAATTGTATTGTCATCTGCAACTAAAGTACCTTCTTGGACTTTTCTGTCAGAGTCCATAGGTAATTCAGTATTAATTCTATGCTCTGCAGCCATAATAAATTCATCAATAACAGTTTGTGTTAATACAGTGGCTGTAACTGCCGGATCATTATCTACTTCTGTGTAAGATCTAATCGCTGTTGTTAATGTTGCGTATGTATAATGTGTTGCCATAATTAAGCTCTATCATTAACGGGTCCAATTGTACACTGTAAACCGCCCCCTGTTTCTGTGCTTGATGCAGTGTTAGTTAAGGTAACATTTATACCATCAAATTGTGTAGTTGTAGATGGTTGGCCTGTACTTGGAACTGATGTTTCATTTAAAGAAACAACTTTATAACAACCGAAAACTTTTGCTAAATTAGAATGAGATCCAGCGACTGTAGATTGAGGAGATGCTCCTCTGTAAGGTGCGCTTGTTCCTCTAGTACAACCTGTTAGTTGATGTGTAGACCTTCCTGTATATTCTATAACTTCATTTTGATATATCCCAACTTTTAAAGGATCACTTGTGTCACTAGCTGTTAATACTTTTTCTATCATAATAAAACCTGAAGCAGGGAACTGAGATCCATCTGTTAAATCAATCGTAGTAACAGTGTCTGTTATTGCGCCATTTAAAGTTGTTGACATTTGTAATGTTGATATTGCAACACCACCTACTGGAGATTTAACATTTCTAAATCTTACAAAATCATTTACCTGTAAATCACCGTTTGGAAAATTAATTTTTAATGTAGTATTAGATGCAGTTACAAAAGGATTTTCTGGTAAAAAATCTTCTGTTGGAAATTCTGTTCTAGCCGTTCTTGCTCTTTGTAAAGCTTGTGGATCTGCATTAGTTGGTTTAGGTTGTAGTTGTGGTTGTTTAGGTTCATACTCACTTATATGTACTAATGCACCATTCCATTCTTTAACCATTTCATTATATGGAAAAGCTAGTCCTGATCTATCTGATATTGCTAACGCATATTTACCTTGCGAAAAACTAGACATTAAGCAACTCCTGGAAAATATATTTTAGGTGATATGTAAGTTGAGTTAGAAGAACCATCTTCAGACTCAGCTCTTTTTAATTCATCTTCGTATAATAATTTTAATTCTTGTACTCTTTGTGGTGCATATTTTAAAGCTAGATAATAAGATAAACCCATAATCATACAAGGTACAAATCTGTAGGGTACATCTGTTGCATTTGTGTATGCTCCTACATCATCAATTCTTTTTGTGTAATAAAAATTTATAAAGTCTCCAGCTTGTGAACTACCTGGTGTTAAATATAAAGTCATTGTAACTTTATCTACAAATCTTTGTACCCAGTATTGAGTCGGTAAACCTAAATCTGTTTTATTAGAAAATGCTTGATACTGCGATCTACTAATTCTTGTCATAGGTGTGTCAACACTTGTAGTATCTACTCTGTAATTTGCTTCTTGAATATCGGTCATGCCTCTTGGAGATTGTGCGACTGCGTCACCACTATTGTGAGTAGCAGCTGTTGTACCGTTAACTCCTCTAACACATCCTGTTAAATTTAAACTAGAGATTCCTGTGTAAGTAATATCCTCTGTGCCAATAGTTAAAGTACCTGCTGTTGGAAAACCAGTAATCGCAGTTAAGGGGATGGTTGTAACTGCTGCGTTTATTCCTGCACTAAGTGTAGTGCTTACGCCATCAGACACACCATCAGCAGTAGATCTAAAAAAGGTATATACGGACTTACCACTTACTAAAGTTACGTTTTGATTTTTTACTTCCCAAAATTGAAGTCCTCTATTACCCCATTCAGAAAATAATATATTTAAAGATCTTTTAGCAGTTTTTAATTGATAACCAGAAACACTTTGCATGCCAATACGCTCGTAAGCATCTTCAATTATTTCATCAATGCCTAGGTTCTTATCAAAAGTATAAGAACCTGAAGTTGTATTAGCCATTAGTTCTCCTACTCGTAATATTTCAGAAATTCAAAAACAATTGAATAAGTATCACCTGCTGTATGTGCAGGGATAACTATATTAACATCACCATTTGAGTTACTGTTAGTATTAGGATTTACTAAACCGCCTATAGAGCTGTAATCAGAATCATTATAACCAATTAAAGATAAAAAAGTTTCATCCCCACCAGAATTTTCCCATTGTATTTTTGCAGCATCTACACTTGCAGTTGGATTAATAT